ACGATCTGGATGCCGTTGAACGACACGGAGGCCATGTCCTTCGGCGTGATCTTGTCGTAGATCACGTCGGCGCCCAGGCGCTTGCGGATGCTGTTGAAGTCCGCCGGGTTGACGAACGCCAGGTCACAGCGCGCGCCCTCGCGGTACAGCTTCATGTCGATGTCGAGCAGCGCGTCGATCATGTCCTGGTTCGAGCCGTCGTGGCCCTGGCCATACAAACGGCTGTCCACGGTGCGGTCGACGCCGAAGAACGCGGTCGCGCTCGGCGAGGACACCGGCACCCACGCCTGCACGCCTGCCACGCTGGCGCCGAAGTCGCCCGCGCGGAAGAGGTAGTCGTTGGCGCTGAAGTTGGTCCAGTTGTTGGCGCCGGTCAGCGTGCCCGCGCGGCGGTCCACCGCCGTGATCTCGGTGCTGCCCGAGCCCACGGAGCCAGACGTGCCGTCCGCGGTGCTGTTCACGAGGGTCATGCCCACTTCGAAGTTGACCACGTCCGACACGTTGCTCAGGGTGAGCACGTTGGTCGCGATCGAGGCCACCTGGCCGCGCGCTCCGCCCTGGTTGCGGAACAGCGACACCGCGAGGTTGTTGGTCAGCGCGCGGATCGAGCCGTCGATGTTCGCGCGGCCGAGGCGCAGGAAGGCGCCCGGATCGTTGCGCGACGCCTTGAGCGCCTCGATGTCGATGCGACCGATCGTGTAATCCTTGGCGCGCGTCAGGCTGAACGCCGCGTACTTGTTCGGCTTGCGGCCGGAGAGCGCGGTGCTGAACGTGCGCGAACCGCCCTGGTTCGCGGCGTACCAGATGGGGATCTTGTAGCTCTCGCCCGTGAAGTCGGTCTTCTTGCTGAGCATCGCCCAGAAGGGGTGATCGGTGTAGCCGATTTCCTTCAGCTTGCGCTCGCTGTAGAGAATCTTGAGCGCGGCGGAGGCGTTGCTCAAGGTCTGGTTGGTGGCAGCCATTTCTTAGTTACCTTTCAACAGTTTGAGCGCGGCTTCGTACCGGCCCTCATCAGTGTCCATGTCCGCCGCCACCCGCGGAGCGGTGGTCGGTGCGTTCGTGAGCGTCGTTGTGGGTTGTGTGGCAGCCGCGGCCCGCGTGGGCTCGGCTGCTTGGGACGGCGCCAGCTTCGCGCGAATGCCGCTCAGGTAGTTCTCCACCACCTGGGCCGCCGCCGTGATGCTCGGGTTCTTGTCGCCCGAGCGGTACTGGTGCTGCAGCACCGCGAAAACCTCGTCCACCAGGGCGTCGCCGTAGACGGCGCGCCCGAGCGGGAACGCGTCCGGCGTGAGCTTCGGGGCCAGCTCCTTGGACTTGAAGTCCGCCTGCGCTCGCGCCTGGGCCGCGGCTTGCTCGCGTGCCTCAAGCTGCTGCTTGAAGCGCGCCAGCTCCTCGCTCTGCTTCTTCAGCTCGACCACTTCCGGCGCGAGCGGCTTGTTGCCCTCGAGGATCATGCTCTGCAGCTCGTCCGCGGTGACCCCCAGCTCGACCAGCACGGCCTGGAAGTTGCGCGCCGCCTTCAACTCCTGGATCTTCGCGAACTTCGCGGCGTGCTCCTCGCCCGCGCGCAGCCGCGCCGCCTCTTCCCGCGCCGACTCGGCCTCGAACTCGAGCCGCGCCATTCGCGCGAGGATGGCCTTCGTGTCCTCCGACTCGGCGGGTACGGGCTTTGCTTCGGGCTCGACCTTGGCGGGCTCCGGAGCGGGCGCAGGCGCCGGCTCGGCCGGCTTCTCCGCAGCCGGTGCGTCGCCTTTCAGGAACGCCATCGCTTGTGCGAGATCCGCCGCATCGGCGTCGGCCGCGGCGGCGGTTGGGGCAGAAGCGCCCGGCGCAGCCGTGGGCTGCGCGGCGGGGGTCTCGGGTGCGGCTACTGCCGCGGGTGCGATCTCAGCCATTGGTAATCATGCCTCCTGGACCCTGCATGGGTCCTGCAGGGGCGGGAAGACCAGGGGGCGGGGGAAGGCCCGGCATCGGCGACCCCGGGGCGCCCGGGAGCGGCAGCGGTCCGGGCACGCCCTGGGGCCCGACTTCGGCAGCCTGCTTCGCGTCGAGCAGCGCCTGCACCTGGTCCAGGAACACGGAGAGCTTGTCCTGGTGGGAGAGCGGCACACCGTCTTTGATGGCCACCTCCAGCGCGTACGTGCCGCGCAGCAGCGCGTACTCCAGGTTTTGACGCACGATGGGGGCCACGTCCTTACCGTCGTCGAGCATCTGCTCGAGCTGCCAGTCGAGCAGCTCGCAGTCCGCGGTCAGCAGGTCCCCCTCGCTCTCCAGGTCGGGGATCTCCGCCAGCGCGATGGCGCGCTGGGGCGTGATCCAGCCCGCGTCCTGCCAGCGCTGGATCTCCTCGGTGCGCGCGCTCGGTGTGAGCGGGAGGATGCTGGTGGGCCAGGTCTCGACGAACATGTCGTCCGGACTGATGGCGACGTCCTTCCAGGCGAGCTTGAGCGACGTGCGTCGGTCGGCGCTATGCACCACGTAGCCCTCGCGCACGCCCTTGTCGCGCAGCCGGCAGTCCAGCTCGCGCGCGCAGCGCAGCACCTGGCGCGCCACGTCCTCCGCGACCATCATCTCGAAGCGCTGCACGAAGTCCTTGAAGCGCACCACGTGCTCCTCAGACAGCTGCTCTAGCGCGCGGCCCGACTCGATGCCGGGCGGCTTGACCGCGCTCGCCTGGTACTCGTTGGTCCCGAGCTGCTCGAACGCGGCACGCTTCAGGTCCCAGATCTGCTGCAGCACCTGGGGGTGCGACGGCGCGCCCGTGGTGATCTGCGGCGGCACCTGGCCGTCGTACTCGACCAGGCACATGATCTCGTCGGTGATCTTCGCGCGCGCCACTTTGGCGCTGCGCGGCGCCATGATCATCGGCTGGCCCGTGAGCTTCATGGCCTTCTGCACGCGCTGCAACATGATGTTGGCCTCGCGCTCGATGCCGCGGATCTCCGCGGCCGCGCTGTCGCCCCAGAAGCCTTCGGTGGGCGGGCACCAGTGTAGGAAGGTGAACGGGAAGTAGTCATACTCCCAGCCCTCGTCCACGAGTGTCAGGTCGCCGGCCGCGATGACGTGGCGGCCCTCCACGTGACGCTCTTCCTCGTCCTTGGCGCCCACGTCCAGCGGGCGCGCGAGGTGCCACGCCTCATACACGCGGACGAGCCGCGTGTTGCTCTCCACCATGTCGGGCGAAAGCTCGACGGCGCTCACGGTCTCCATGGCCGCGATCTTGTCCGCATGCTTCGGAAACATGCCCGCGAGCACCTCGGGTGCGAAGTGCTTGATGCGGATCATGGTCTGGGGGCAGCCGGTGTACGCCTCCGCCACGTCGCAGAGCAGCTCGCCCGGCAGCACGCGCTCGGTGATGACGCGGCGGCGCGGTACGTCGGCGTAGTGGAACAGCACGCCGGTGCCCGCCAACATGGCGTCGCGCACGCAGCCCTTGGCCAGCTCGTACATCTTCGACGCCTTGTACACCTGGTCGAGGAACTTCTGCATCTTCTTCGCTTTGGCGCGAAGGCTCCAGTTCCCGCCGGTCACCAGGATGCGCGGGCGCGGGCGGCTTGAGCCGACCCGCGACACCAGCGTCTCGATCGTCGCTTTGGTCAGGTTCAGGCGCGCGTTGTCGCGGTCCACGCCGTCGAGCCGGCGCATGCGGTTCGAGTTGCGGCCGCGGAAGCGCTTGCGGTTCGCTTCGTAGTCCCGGCGCCACGGCGTCTGGTCAAGCCACAGCTGTAGTCCCATTCCGCAGACGAACTTACCGACCTTCCCCTTGTCGGCGTCGTACCACGGGACCGTCCCGAGCATGGTGTTAGCTGGCATCTCCATGCACGGGACGGCGCACGCTGCGCGCTAGATGCCACCCACGCGCCGCGCAACCTTGCCCACTGGCGCGACGTTCGGGTACGTGCACTCGCCGATCGGAGTGCTGCCTGGGCCGCCCTGCGGCCAGTGGCCGATGATCGTGTCACCGGACGGGCTCGATGTGTACAGCGTCGCGAGCCAGGTCCCGCCGCCGGTGACCACTTCGTACCAGGTGAAGCCCGCGGGCGCTGTCGTGCGCAGCGTGGTATAGCCGCCCAGCCAGGGCACGGTCACCCGCGCGGTGCAGCTGCCGTTCTGACAGGTGTACGTGGCGCGCTGCTGGTCGGCCGGCGCGAACGCGAGCGCGTAGCACCGCAGCGAATCGAGCTGCCTGTTCGTGCCGATTCCCGGCCAGGTGTCGACGGCCACGTCCAGAGCGACGGCGGGCGACGATATAGCCAATGCGAGGAGGATCGCGAGCTTCTTCATGCAGGGGCGGGAAAAGGGAAGACGGCCGGGCCGGGGCGCACCGGGTTCGCGGGAAGGGTCGACCCCTCCTTCCCGCTCGCAGGTGTGGCATCATTACCACGCGGCGGGCACCGCATCTGGCAGTGCACCGCGTGTCCCGCGCGAGCGCTTGCGCGTCGCGCGATCACGAAGCAGCTGATCAACTGTTCAGCTCTTGAAACTGCTGTCGTTTCTCTGCTGCTCTGATCGTGACCTTATATTTTACCACGCTTTTGCCAAAACGCAAGCTGATATTCCAGCTTTTTGTTGCGGGCAGACGCAGAAAAGCTGTGCTACACTCCAGGCATGGACCTGAGCCACGTCAAGTACACCGACGGCAGCTACGAGGTGTGGGTCGAGCGGCGCGCGCTGCAAGGCGCACCGGGCTGGGCGCCCGTGCGCTACGTGAGCATGTTCCGGCGCCGCGGCGTGCGCGGCGCGAGCGCGTACCCGTGGATCAGCCCGCTGGCGGACGAGGAGCACGTGACGGCCGACGACTTCGAGGGCGAATGGGCGATGGCGGAGGAGTGATCAGCGCCAGATCGTGAGCTGGTGCGCCGGATCCCCCGCCACGTCCAACGTGCACGCGATCCACGCGTGGTAGGTCTCGTGGCGCAGCTCGTCCGCTTCGCTGTGGCCCGGCGCGGGCGCGTCGGTGGGCGGGAAGAAGAGAACGGTGGGCGCTTCGGTCAGGTACCGCGCGCACGCCCAGCAACATGAACCGCCGGTGTAGCTCCGTGCGTAGCAGGACGGCAGCCCACACACGAGCTGCAAGAACTCCGCCGAGACGCGCGCCTCTGTGACCGCCGGGCAGCCGCTCGGGTCGGGCATTCCGGCCGCGGCCCAGCGCTCGCGGAACGGGGCAGTGTCCACTTTGAGCAGCTCCGTGCCGGGCGGGAAGACGAACAGCTCCTCTGGCGACGCGGGCGCGCAGCCGACCAGGCACAGCAGGAGCATGGGTCGCATGCGGGGGCGGCACGGCCCGATCCTGTGAGCATACAACCGTCTTACGTTGGTTCCGGGCACTCCTCGGAACACCGGGGTGGGGGCGCAGCGGCGGATCGGCGGGAATAAGGGCGTCCGTCGGACGGTCGACCCGATCCTGCGCACCGGGAGAGCCTGGAGAGGGTGGGATCGTGGCAGGGGTGTGGGACACCGACCCCTCCTTCCCGCATCGGCCACGTCCGCTCGTCACTTTCGCGCCGCTCGATGCCCGCTCCCGCGCCAGCGGCGAGCGGCCCAGCGCCATCAGGAACCGCGCGGTACCCCTTGAAGCTGGGTAGGTGGCGGGTCCGTTCGTTCCGGGCAGCCTGAGGGCGCACAGGAGCGGGGGAAGGGTCGACTCCCTGAGGGGTCGTTCATTTTGAGGTGCTACTCCCTTCGGTCGCCCCCCGGGGGGTGTCACCGGGATCTGGCACGAGATGTGCCCATGCACGAACCATGCCACAGGGCTGGCACAGTGGTTGCCAGGCACGAAGTGTGCCGCATTCAGCGCCCGGGCACAGGGATCATGGCTGACATGGATGTCCGGATCGGGATGTCACACCGCGACATTCGGATCCGGGCACGGATGTCCGGGTGCGGCGGCGGGGATTGGCACGGATCTTGTTGGCACGGATTTTGCCCCTCCCAGACCCCTTCCAGACACCTTCCAGACACCGGTTTCCAGCCCCCCTGCCTACGCTGCCCACTCACAGCGCAGCAGTGCACATGTGGCGCTATGATGCGCGCAGGCAACCACGACCTGCACAGACATGCTCTGTAGTGGTTGGCTGCGGGCATCACACCATACTACGGCTGTAGGCGGCACCTCGCTGCCGCGGGTGCCGCTCAGCTGAACACGAGCGCTGCGAGCAGGACCAGGATCACCACGAAGCAGCTCGCTGCAGCCTCGAAGAGGGCGGGAAGGAGGGGCCGGGCTGTGGCCGCTGCGAGCGCGTCGCAGAGGACCGCCAAGTCGCCCTCGGTGTCTTCGTGGCGTCGAACAGCCTCGATCGCAGCCCAGTACTGAGCCGGGCTGCGGTCCCACGCACACAGACGTGTCATTTGGCCGCCTCGATGCGCGCATCGCACAAGGCGCGGTACTTGTCGGCGAAGGTCGGCTGCGGTGGTGGTCATCGCTGCCCGGACTCCTGCCGGAACTGGGACCCTAGCGCATCGGCCACGGCATTGGCCTCGTGGTACTCCCGGTGAGCGACGTGCCAGCCGGAGAGCGCAAGCACCGTCTCGTAGAGCGCCGTGAGACCACCGACCCTGTACGGGTCACCGACTGCCTCAAAGGCCCACTGCTCTACCTCAGCGCGTAGGTCGTATGCGTATTTGGCCGCTTCGGATGCCTCGATGAGTTGAGCTGGCGTTACCATGTCCCGCTCGCGGCACAGAGCGGGGCAGGTGTCGGCGCTGATGACGGTCTCGAAGCAGTCACGACAGGCGCAGTGTGTGTATCCGGACATGGTCAGGCTCCTTCGGGCGGTGTAGGGTTACCAGCGGAACGTGGCGGGGGCAGGGACGCGGATGGTCGGGCGAGTGTCCTCCGGCTCCAGCAGGGCGGCTAGGCGGCGCGCTTCCTGGATGCGGCGCATCTCCTGACGGTGCAGCTCAGCGGAGGCGCTGGCGACCGCCCAGGCGATGTCAGGGTTGAAGCTCGGGTGCATCGGGGTTGGTGTGTCGCTGTCCATGTCTAAATCATCGCACGATCCAGGGCTGCCCTCAAGGGGAAAAGCGACAGTGGCTGCATTTCGTGCCTACATCCTGCACACAAAAAGCGATCACTGCCTCTTTTCTCCTTGAGCCCGGGCACGATCGGCCGTATTGTTAGTCATGGGAACGACGATGACACTGACGGGCAGCTGGCCGATGGCGCGAGTGGAGCAGGTGCTGGCGAATGCCGCCGCACGTGCGACGCTGCGCGGCAAGCCGCAGCCGGTCACTGAGCTGGTGCTCGCGCGTCTCGCCGCCGCCCGCTGAACCACAGGAGTAGCAGACATGGCATACGAGATTCACATTACAGACTTCGAGATGAAGACGGTCAAGTGGCTTGCCGAGCGCGGCTACGATTGCGGGCTACTCGAAGCACTCGAAAGCACCGATCGCGATGATGTGTACGCGATTCCGGAGCGTGCCGCATGGGGCATTCAGGATGCGAGCGACTGTCCGGACAGTGGTTTCGCCTGCCTGCGATGGGACAGCGACCTAGGGCGCAAGATTCGCGCATTCCTTGACGCGATCGTGTGAGACGCAGCTGTAGGCGCGGCTCGCACCGAAATGCGACCACTGTCGCTTTTCCCCTTGAGCCCGGACCCCGATCGTGCGAATCTAATAGTGAGGGTCGCGAGAGACGCGGCCCGAAACGGAGGACACCATGGCTGCTACTACGATCGCGACTCTCTGGGCACTTCTGATGGCTGCGCCGCTGAACACCCCGGTGTGTGTCGCCGCTCACGGCGCAGCTCAGGAGTGCGCCGTCAAGACCGCTCGCGAGGTGACGTTCCTGAGCTGCGTGCGCACCGGTGCTCACCAGCAGATCTGCAACAAGCACTGACACGGAGGACACCATGGCTTCTACTACCATTCACACCAAGTACCACATTCCAACCAACACTCGGGCCTCACGCATCACGGCGCACGCGGCCGCCGTGCAGATCTCAGTGCCCTACGATCACGACTTGAACATCGAGGACAACCACATCGCAGCCGCCAAGGAGCTGACTGTGCGACTGGGCTGGAACCGTGCGTCGGGGGCGCTCCCTGCGTTCGTCACCGGCTGTCTACCTGACGGCAGCTACGCCCACGTGTTCACCTGACGCTAGCATGCGACAGGTGGGCGGGAAAGTGTTCCCGCCCTCTCTGTGGCCCGATAGCGAGGAGAGTCACCATGACCACCGAAAACGCACAAGCTTACATGTTCTGGGCAACCGCCGCCATCATGTACACGATGGTCGTGTACGTCGCGTACGCGGTGAGCGCGGTGCTCCACCACGTCTGGTTCTGACGTCGAAAGATCTGGAGGTACCCACACATGGAAGCTAAAGAGAGACTGTGCGACTTGATGCGCCAGGGATTCATGAAGCCACGCTACGAGCGCAAGCGACGCGTCGAACGCCCGACAGTGGCGTGTACCGGCTGTAAAAACTGGCACCCAGAAGGGAAGCACACGCTCGACCGGGCGGCGCGCAAAGCCAATCTGCAAGGCGAAAAGCTCGAACAGCGGCGCGTGCAAGTGGCGAGCGATTCCGCCACTCGCTCATGACCTAGCGCTGTGACAGTTGCGCCCGAAACATTTCGGGCGCCTCTGTGGCACGATAGGAGGAACTTTATGACGATCCAAGTCAGAATGCACACCGACCTGCTCGACTCAATAGACCAGAGCCAGCCGCCGATGAGATGCGTGCACTATCGCGCAGCCTACGCGTTGGCTAACTTAAAGTTGATGCGGGAAGCAGATCGGGACGAACTGCCTGACACTGCGATGCAGCGGTTCCTGAAAGCCGCGGGCGCCTGCGTCGTTGGCCGGACGTTCGTTGGGGCCCGGGAGGATCGCGAGTGGCTACGCGAGGCGGAGGCCGAGTTCGGACTCGACTGGGGCGCGTTCCAGGAGGCGGCCGAACGAGCGGGCGTGGATGAGCTGCCGTTCGAAGAAGCGTGGGATCTTTTCGAGCGCTGGGTTGATAGCGGCGAGACGCTGAACCTGTACGATCCCGACGGCGAGGACGCGTGACCATGCGCCGCGCACCCACCACTCACCTCGGACCGCGCATTCGCGCGGTCCGAAAGATCGTCGAGGCCAACCCGGGCATCTCTGCGCGGGGCGTCGCACGTCAGCTAGCGCTCGACTGTGTCGAGCGGGCGGCGCTGGCCGCGGTGGCGCGCGCGGTGCGCGGCGGCTGGGTGCAGCGCGGCGACGGCGAGCGGCCCGGCCTTTTCCCGACTCCGGTTAAGTGACAGTCGGACCCCGAAAGTTTCGGGGTCCCTCTGTGGCTGAACAGGAGGTACTATGAGCGTCGAGACTTACAGTGGGATCGTGCTGGCACAGCACACAGCCCGGACGTTCGCACGTCTGGCGGAAGACGCGCGCGAGCAGGTCGGGCCGCGGTGGGCGCGGCTGGCTGTGTGGGCGCAGGAGCAGTCGCGTGCCTGGTACGAGCTGGCGCGGATCTCCTACGCGGAGACATTTTACCGATGAACAAGCACGGTTCGAAGTGGATTCGTCCCGAGAAGCGGCTCGCGATCTACGTCCGAGACGGCTTCGACTGCGTCTACTGCCGCGGCGTGTTCCCCCTCGGTACCGATCTGACGCTCGACCATATCACGCCACGCAGCAGAGGTGGCAGCAACGACGCCAGCAACCTGGTGACGTGCTGCTTCAGCTGCAACAGCGCCCGACAGGACGCAGAGCTGCGCCCGAAAGATCTGAGGCGGGCGCTCCGCGCCGCCGCTCGACCGATCGACATCGAGCTGGGCAAGGCGCTACTGCGCAGCCGCGCCGTGCAGCTGACGTTCCCGTTCGCGACGCCCTCTGGTGTCAAGTGACGCGGTCCACAGCCAGCACGCGTCGGGTCCGCCCGACGTGTCGATCTTACTCCACAATCTATCTTGAAGATTCTTGTTCACGCAGTCTTCTCGCAGCGTTCAGTGTTTCCCAGAAGATCTGGGGGTGCTCCTCTGGACCGGGCTGAAGCCCGCAGTCGAGGAGCGCCCTGTGCGTGTACTCGTGCAGCGCCGCATCGGCGGGAAGGAGGGTCGCGCCTCCGGCCAGCTTGATGTCGCGGTCCGGCACGAACAGCCCGGCGCACATGCCCGTGTTGCAGCACCCCAGCGCGTCGTCAGGGCAAACCCCCGACGGCGCGCGGTACTCGTGCACGGGCTCCGAAAGATCGACGAGGTGGTCCCGAGCGGCCATTGCGGCTTCTACGGCGCGGCGCTCAGCCCGGAACTTTTCGGACACGTCCGGGCCGGGCGGGTTGCAGCACGCGCCCAGCACCAGCAGCAGCGCACAGGCGCGCTTCACGGCTCCTCGTTCGTGCCATAGCCGAGACGCTCTAGGCGCGCTTCCAGCTCTGCGATGCGCGCCTGGAGTGGCGCCCGCGCGGCGGCGCGCTCTCTGTAGATGCGCGCGGCCAGTCCGGGCTGTCCGCCGGCCCGCTCTGCAGTGTCCGCGCAGTGCGCTCGCTCCGCCGCCTCGTCCTTGGGCTGCGCGGTGCGCATCAGGGCTATGGCTATGTCTACGGCCTTGGCCATGCCCGGGCCGAGTTGGCGGGCGCTATGAAGCATCTTGATCTCACGCTCGTACATGATCACACCTCCATTCCAGGTCCAGGGTCCGACGGCGGGCCGAAGTGCGCCCAGCACGCCACGGCGAACAGCACGAGGCACAGCACGTCAAGCCACACCACGGCGCACCTCCTTCTCGCGCAGGTCCTTCCGCAGCTCGCGCAGCGCGAACTCCACCGCGGTGCGGTTCAGCTCGCGGCGCGCACGCTCCTCGCGGTCGCTCCGCTGCCCGATGCGCAGGTACCCGACGAAGCCAACGGCCAGGCACACGTAGCCCGCTACGCCCACACAGAACCATAACAGTCCACTATACATTGTGTCCTCCTACCCTCTGATAAACGAAGCCCCCGCGGTGGTCCCGACCTGCCCGAGTCGGGGACCGCGAGGGCTTCTGGCTCAACGAGCCGCATGGGAGCAAGCCCCCATGACCATCTTCACCGGGACGGCTTGGTGCCGTACTCCTCGGCGTCGTGCATCGCCTGCATGGCGTGATCGTAGCCCTCCCAGTTGTCGACCCCTTCCGCCATCAGCGCGTCGAGCCTCGCCGCTGCGAGACAGAGCTGGTCGTACACTGCGCGATCGATCGTGACCGTCGGCCCAATCACGTCCTTCTCCAGATCCTGATTGATGCTCATGCGAAACCTCCGTGGTGTCAGTCGAAGTCCCAATCCTCGACTTCATCATGGTCCACGTCCAGGTCCCGGTCAAGCACTTCGTCCCAACTTTCATCGCGCCGCACAGCCAGCTCGACGGCCACGGCTTCCAGCCGGGCCTCTTCCGCAGCGAACCACTCTGCCGTGCCGCGCACCGGCGCGTCACGGTCGCCCATGCCCGTCGGCGCGAACGCGCGCAGCTCGCGCATGGCGTAGAGGAAAGCGTCGGGAAGATGGTCGGGAATGCCGCGGGCCACGTCGGTGCGGCCGTCGTTCCATGCCAGGTTGCGCAGGTCCTCTGCCAGGTGGCCGTTGCCAGGCCCGATCTTGATGCGCCCGCTAGCGATGTCGCCCGCGATGAACTCGATGTTGGCCTGCTTCAGCGTCTTCTGGGCGGGCCGACACGGGATCTGGTAGCTGCGCCGCATCTCCTCCGCGTAGCCCTTGCCCGCGCCACCCTCATCCACCACGATCCAATAGAGCGGGAACTCGTCTCGCGCACGCTCGACGTGCGCGGCCAGGACGCTGGGGGTCGCACCCGGCAGCTCGTAGGACTTGACCACGTACAGCTCGGGGGCGTCGTCGACGCGCCCCACGACGCACAGGGCGCACGGCTCGACCGTGCCCACGTCGATGCCCAGGCCGTAGGTCCAGGCGCTCAGCGGGGCGTCAGGGAGCGCGGTGACCATGTTGTGCGGACCGAGCGCGTAGATGCACTCGTCAAACGTGTCGGTGAACAGGCCGAGGTACTCGCGGATGTACTGCGATGTCTTCTCGGTCCAGCGGTTCGTGGCCCGGACGTCGGCAAGCTGGGCTTCCCGCTCCTCGCGCGACGCGCCCAGGTACGGGTTGTCGCGGAGATCCCAGTGGTGGCACTCCCACCCCGGATTGTTCACAGTGTCCCAGAAGAAGCCATCCTTCAGGACGGTGGGCGTGCCAAACAGATAGATGTGGCCGCGGTAGTCGAACGTGGCGGGCTCGAGGACGTCCACCACCAGGAAGCGCAGGATGCTGCTGCGCCACGCTCCTACCTCGTCCACAAGCACCGTGTGGTACTTGCCACCGCGCAGCTTGTCGGCCGCCTCCGCGGTGTCCGCACCCCACATCTGCAGGTACGCGCCGTTGGGCAACGTGGCGATCTTCAGCGTGTGCTGGAAGACCACGTCCACGTTGTGGGTCACGGCCCACATCTGAAGCTCTTGCCACAGCGTGTCAGCGGCGGCGCAGCTCAGGGTCCGCTCGATGATCGGGACCATCGCGCCCGGGTGTGCCAGCGCGCTGGATAGGGCCAGCGCGAGCAGCACGGCCGTCTTACCGCCGCGTCGGCCCGCGTGGCAGACGATCCGCCGGTGCTTGCTGTCGTAGATCCGGCGCTGCGCCGGGAACAGCCCGGCCACCAAAGCCGCAACGGCGGCGGGAAACCTTTCCCGCCGCCGCTTCTCGGCCAGGAGCGCTCTCGCCCGGCCCTTGTCCAGGGTCTTTGCTGACATGCTACCGGGACGTCCTAGTCATTGGTGCACGCCGCGCAGAGCTGCCCTGGGCGCAAACACCGCGCCTCACACCCGACGCTGCAGCAGCGATACCTGCCCGGCGGCCCTCCGGGGTTGCCCGCCGGTGCCGGTTTGCTGCTCGCTGCCGCCTTCGAGTCGTCACGGGCCCCAGGGGGGAGGCCCTTGCCCAGCCGCTTCTCCTCCAGCTCCTGGAGGTACGCCAGGGAACGCCACGCGTGGCACGCCGCGTCCTCGTACTCGGCCAGCTCCGGGTTGTAGGTGTCGATATCGCACAGGTGGCGCGCCATGCAGTCCTTGTGGTCGCTGCTCTTGTTGCGTGCGTGGTGCAGCGGCTCGCCCGGGTTGTGCTTGTCGTTGCCGCGCTGGCTCACCCGCGCCACGGCGGCGATCGCGAGCGGGAAGTAGGCAATCACCCCGGAGTAGATGGGTGTCCGCTTGCGCTCCGCCGAGTCGGCGCTCAGCACCATCTCCGTGCGGGGGTCCGGGCGCGGTGCGTCGGTCGGGCCGAAGTGGGCCGGTCCGGGCTCGGCGGCACGTACGGGCAGGTGGAACCCGGCCGATCGGTCACTCGCGTGGGAACGAAACTCGTCTTCGAAGCTCATGTGCTCGTGTCCTCCGTGTTGCTCAGCCGCACAAACCGTGATCCTGGCACGCCTTGAGCGCTCGCGCCATGCGGCGCATCGCGGCGTCCGAGGTGTACCGTTCCGGGCAGCAGGTGAAGAGGCGCCACCACACCGCGTCTGGGTTCGCGGTGGCGGCGAACGCGTCGTTACCGTGCCACACGCGCGCGTCCTGCATGCGCTCCATGACCAGCTGCCGGATCTTCTGGCCTGAGACGAGCGCCAGCTCGATGGGCTCGCGGATGGCCAGCCAGCCGCCCGCGTCGTCGGTGTAGATCTTGAGCTGCATGGGACGCATGACCCACGCGTCGAGCACCGGGATCAGCTCCTCCACGAACTCGGCGCGGTTCACGTTGTAGGTGGCCAGACAGGTCGGGCTGTTCAGCAGCTGCTGGACCCACGCCACCATGACCGCCTCGTAGTCGCGTTTCGCATCGAACGGGTAAAGCTGGACGCTCACGCGGCCTCCTGGACCCAGATCGGGCAGTGCTCGGTGACGCCGCGCTGCGCGTCGATCAGGAAGAAAGCCTGCTGCGCTGGCTCGGGCTCGATGCCCAGGAAGTCGCTGTACGTGCCGTGTCCCACCAGCGAACCGTTGACCACCAGCACCTGCCCGGGGTGGTACTGGTGGAAGTGCCCGACCAGGCTGAGCTGCGCCTTGAACATCGCGCGCCAGCGGAGCGCGGCGCGCGTCAGCGGTACCAGGATCCCGCCCACGCCTCCGCCGTACTTCACGCTGTCGCCGTGGTGCACGTGCACGCGCATGCCTGCCACCTCGACCACCGCGTGGTGCCCCGTCGGCAGCTGCCACGTGATGCGCTTCTCACTCTTGAAGTGCGCGGCCACGAAGTGGTAGAGCAGCGTCTCGTAGCTGTTGTCGGCCGCGGTGGCGATGCGCGTCTTCTCCGTGGTGCGCCCGTGGTTCCCGAACTGGCACACCACGTGGATCTGCAGGCCGTCGATCTCCAGCAGGTTGCGCAGCCCGCGGATGATGTGCTTCGCCGCGAACAGTACCTCCTTGACCGGGCTCATGCTGTTGGCCTCCACCAGCTCCGGGTGGATGTAGCCAGAGATCATGTCGCCGTTCAGCGTGACCAGCATGCGGCGGATGTCGAACGTGCGGCGCTTCTGCTCGACCAGGAAGCGCGCGCCCGCGAACAGGCGCTCCATGCGCTTCTCGGCGATCGCTGGGCTGTACTCGTTCAGCCCGTTCACCTTGGCCGGGTCCACTGTCTCGCCTACATGCCAGTCCGAGCAGTGCAGCACCGCCACCGCCGGCCGCGTGTGGCGCGGCGAGTGACGTAGCAGCGGCTTCTTTCCGGGAAGATCGATTCGGGTCGACAGGTGGCGGATCTGGTCCTCCAGCCCGGCGCGGGTTTCGAGCGCGGCCAGCTGCTGGCGCAGCTCCGCTATGAGCTGCTTGTCGGGGTTCTGTTTCACTTCGGCAGTCCTCTCTTGAAGCGTATGAACGCGTTGTCGTGATCCATGAAGTGCGCGAACGGCACGAAGCCGCGGGAGATGAACAGGCGCTGCGACGGGATGTTGTGGGCCGCGATGTATGTGCGCCACTCTTTGCCCCGCGCGCGCCCGAGCGCGAAGTCGAGCAGCTGTCCGGCCAGCCCCTCGCCCCGCCACTCCTCGGAGACGCCGATGCGATCCAGCCACGCGTACGTGCGGAGCACCCGCCACGTGACGTAGGCCACGATCTGCCCGTCTTCCCGCTTCACCGCCGCCGACTCGCGCCGGAAGCTCGGGACGTAGTCGGCGGGTAAGGTCTCTTCGTGTAGATCGCGCAGCTCCGCGCGCAGCGCGCTCCGGATCGTGGTGTGGACTTCGAACATCATTTGCAATCGCCCCAGCTCTGGCCGAGTTTGCCGTCGGCCTTGAACGGGACGCGCAGCCTCACCGCATGCTCGATGTGGTAGATGCAATCCTTGAGCGCCCTCTCTGCCACAGTGTCGCAGGCTTCGAACACGAAGCTGTCGTGCTCCTGTGCGAGGAGCGCCACCTGGCCCGGCCCGAGCCCCCAGATCTCCTCAGCGCGCCACTGGTCGTACAGCTTGATCATGGCGATCTTCATGAGCCCGGCGACGCTCCCCTGGATGGCCGTGTTCGGTCCGCGGTTCCGAGACTTCCAGAACAGCGCGCGGCGACCCAGGATCTTGTCGTAAACCACGCGGTTGTCGATCGGCCGGCGGAAGCCGTCGATCGTCCGCATGTACCCGTTCTCGATGATGAAGTTGTAGCACCACTCCTGGAACGGCGCAATGTGCGTGAACCGCGCATAGAACGCGTCGAGCGCCTGCTGGCAGCGCTCGACTTCGCAGTTCATCTTGTCGGGCTTGGACAGCGCCTGGGCGGTGATGTTATACAGACTGCTGAAGTTCACCACCTTGGCGTCGGTGCGCTGGAAGTCTGGGTTGATCTCACGCATCTTCGCCAACGTGCCGGCGTGTATGTCCTCCTCCAGCTCGTAGCAGAGCGACAGCTCCGGGTCGCGGCTCAGGTGGGCGGCAATGCGCAGCTCCGCCTGGCTCGCGTCGACCACACCGATCTTCCGGCCCGGTGGCGCCACAATGGCCTTGCGCACCGCCTTGCCCTCCTTGGAGCGGGAAGGAAGGTTCTGCAAGTTGGGGTTGGCGCACGCGAGGCGCTGCGTGTCCGTGCCCGTGAGCTTGAAGGAGCAGTGCAGCCGACCGTCGGCGTACTGCGACGGGGCCGCCATCATGGGACGCGCATACGTGCTGACCAGCTTGTCGAGCTTGTTGAACTCGAGCCGCATGCGCGCCAGCTCTCCGCCCAGCCCGGGCAGCTGCTGGAACGGAAGCAGGACTTCCTTCTCCGTGCTGAAGCAGCCCTTGGCGTTGCGCTTGAGCCCGGCGGTCGGCCACACTCGCAGGACGTCGTAGCACCACTTGCTGATCTGCTCGCTGCTGCTGATGCTGGCGCCCGCCTCGCACGGCAGCTCCTGCACCTCGGTGCGGTAGCGCACGTTGCCGTTCTTGAACAGCCCGTCCGCCACCTTGACCTTGGTCGGCATCATGACCGACGTGGTGGTCATCAGCTCGAACTCGGCGCGCAGCTGGTCGCAGCGCGCGCTCCATTCCTTGCGCGACTCTTCCAGCGGGCCCGCGTCCACCGCCATGCCCGCCGCCTCCATGGCGCGCAGCGGCTCGATGCACTTCTGGTCGATGGTCACCATGTGGCGCTGCAGCTCGGGGTCGAGCTTGCTCCAGGCGTACTCGCCCAGCTCCAGGCAGTCGACCGCATCGTAGCGGCAGTAGGGTGCCACCACCGACAGCTCGACGGTCTCCAGCGGCTTGCCCTTCGTGACCGCCTTGAAGTCGGGGCGCTCCGGCTTGCCCAGCAGGCGCACGCGCAGGAACTTCAGCGCCAGCTTGTCGTCGCCCTTGCGCTTCTCCTGCCCGTCCTCGTCCAGGTTGCCCAGCAGCCAGGTCGCCACCATGCTGTCGAAGAAGGGGCAGTGCCGGCCCTCGGGGAACACGCCCTCGTTGATCAGCGTCTGCAGCTCCGCGCTCGCGTTGTGGGCCCATACCCTCTTCCCGCTCTCCGCGGCTGACAGCAGCTCGTCCACGATGCAGGTCACATCGAACGCGTCCACGTTCACGTCGCCCGGCAAGCAGTGCCGGACCGGGACGTAGGTCGAGCCGGGGCGCGGGGCGCCCGGCAGTTGATAGGCCACCGCGAATCCATGGAGCTTCGCGCGGAAGCGATCTGGCTGGGGCTTGCGCCCGGGCAGCTTGATCGTCGGGGCGGTGTACTCCACGTCGAAACCCAGCACCTCCGCGGTGCGAATCTTCTGCAGGAGCGCGGGCACGTCGACGGTCATCGGGAACCTCCAGGCGAGAGAACGGCCCCGTATCGTGGGGCCAGACGCCGCGGGAAGGAGGACGCGGGCAACCGATCGTGTCGATGTCTTCAGTCGTCGAGCGAGTCATCGCTGTCGTCGAAGGGCTCGTCGGCGGGGGGCGCGGGCTTCTTCGGGCCCACGGTCTTCTTCCCCGCGGGGGCGGCGCCCTTCTTCGGCGGGACACCCTTCTTCGGGGCGGCCTGCTTGTTGCCGCCCTTCTCCTTGCGGGTGAAGAGGTTGAACCAGCAGTCCTTGACGTCCTCGTCGGTGAGGGCGGTCTCGAAGCTCAGGCTGAGCTTGCCGTCGCGCTCCCACACCGCACCCACTTTGCGGAACTTGGAAGTGCGCTCCTCGCCGTCGTAGCCGGCGAACGTCTGCTCCTCGCCGTCCTTGCGAACGGCCACGATGTCATACTTGGGTCCGGGCATGTGTCAGTGTCTCCTCTGTGAGTGGTGCTGTCCGTGAGTGTTACTTGGTCTCGACGCGGGTCTGGGCGTCCTTGTACGCCGCCTTGAGGGCAGCGAACACGGCCTGTCCACGGTAGCCCAGCAGCTGCCCGCGCAGCGCCTGGAGCTTCTCGCCGTCGCCCTGGCCGATGGCCGCGAGCCCGGCCAGCAGGTTCTTGCTCTCCGTGTCCTCGGAGACGTCGACGGCCGCCGGCTTCTCCTCCGCCGCGGGGGCGGGCTCGTCCTTGGCCTTGCGCGACTTGCGCGCGGGCTTCTCGGCGGGCGCCTCTTCGGCGGCCGCCGGCTCCTCGCGGGTCGACATCGGGCTGTCCGCGTCGGCGTCGTCGAGCACACCCTCGAGCGGGATGCAGAACGTCTGGAACGCGAAGTACTTGTACGCCATCGACAACGCCTTACTGGTCGCCTTGTCCTGGCTGTCGAGTGCCTCCGCGCAGAGCACCGTGCTCACGATCGAGCCGTCGATCGTGGAGGTGATGGTGTACATCACCTTGACCTGGGCGCGGAACTTCAGCTTGCCCGTCTTCGGGTCGGTGATGACTTCGAGCTGATGCTGCAGCACCTGGGGCGCCGCGAACAGGCAGCACTCCACCAGCACTGCCGACATCGCCCCCAACACCGCGTCGATGCCGCGGAAGTTGAAGCCCTGGCTCTCGTTGGTCGACGTCTTGTCGACGCCCATCTTAGCGAGCATGCGCGTCGCCTTGCCGATGGCGCCGTGCACCGCGCCTGCCTGATTCGTGTCCGTCATGGTCATGTCAGTCCTCCGATCGTCTCGTTGAAGTTGCGAGTCGCCTCTAACCAATGATGCTCCAGCTTCGCGCTGCGTGCAAGCTCGAAGTCGAGTCGTGTGTCGCCGCCGAGCACGGCTGTCACCCAGCCGCGCGGCGCGTCCATGACGTACATCTGCACGTGCGCCTGGACCACGTACTTCAGCGGCACCTGCAGTGGCCCGAGCTTGAGCCGCTCCTCGTACGCGCCGACCACCGCCGCGCGCCAGTTGCCGCGCGGCGTGCCCCAGTCCTTCTTCGCCACGCGCATCGTGATAGGCGGGAAGCGCTTCACGATATTCGTGATCGTGATATCCGACGCCCAGTCGTAGGCCGCATACTCGTCGCGGCTGCCGAACTTGGTCCAGCTGCTGAAGCTCTCGAAGCGCACGTTCTTCGCTTCGACCGGCACCTCGTCCATGATGCCGTCTGGCGTGGCGGCGACGGGCAGCTCGCCGCCGTCGCGCGCCAGCAGCCAGTCGTTGGGTGTGAACTCCAGGTGCGGGGTCTCGGCCGCGAACCAGGAGAGAACGCCCGCCTCCAGGTGGCGCCCCGCGGCGACCATGGCCAGGTTGCCCACCTCGTCATCCTCCGCCGACACGACGGCTGCGCGCTTCTGGGTCTCCAGCTCCTTCGACGTCAGGAACCCCACGTCCAGGATACACGCGATCTCGGATGCGGTGTAGAAGTGCTTGCGCGCTTCCAGCCACGTAGCGCGGTCCTTGCTCGATGCGATGCGGCGATAGGTCATCGCAGCACCTCGCCCATGATCGGGCGAGTGCCCGTCGTGACTTGCTGTGCCCCTAACAGCGCCGCCTCGACGCGGTTGACGTCGACGTTGAAGCACATCAGGCACATGGCCATCGGCGCAACCTCGTCTGCCGTGCGCGTCTGCCCGGCCTTCTTCCCCTTCGTGATCAGCGTGCCCTTCTCGAAGCCGACGAACGCGAACGGGTCCAGCTCGACGTAGGCGCCGCGCGCTCGCGCGGCGTCGCGCGAGCGCCGCCACCACCAGCGGTTGCTGCGTACCGGACACAGCACCGCGATCCTGTGGCGCTGATCCTCAGACTCTCTAACTGCGCAGGCGAGCCACACTCGCAACTCCGCGTACGGAGGGTTGACGAACGTGCGATCCGCCCACGGCTGCGTCCAGCCGTTTCGGTCCTCGGGAAGATTGGTCGCCAGCGTGCCGCTGTGATGCCGCTTGGCATCCACGAAGCCCAGCACGTCGCCCCATTCATCCACCGCGGCGCACGGGTCCAGCTCGATGGGGCCGTCGAAAATGGCGCGCACCAGCGACACCAGCGCGGGCGGCGTTAGGATCTGCTGCTCGCGCTCCTCGGGCTTGTCGTCTCGGTTGCTAGTGTTCAGTCCGGTCATGGCGTTGCTCACAGTCCACCTCCCCCCAGAGCGTCCAGAACTGCATCGTAGCCCGGGAAGCGCCAGTCGTCCAGGTCGGTCGCGTCGCGGTTCCACGGCCTGTCGAACAGCAGCGCGCGGTCCTTGTTGTCGGGGTGGCGCACCGTCGACGGCTTGTCGTCGATCAGGTACGCGCCGTGCACGCGGTGCTTGGCGTGGGTGAACACGATGTCGCAGCCCGGGAAGTGGCTGTGCAGCAGGCGCTCGCGCGCCGGCACCCAGCACGCCATGCCTGACCACTGGCTGGTGCAGAACACCACCTCGCCCAGCTTCTGCAGCTCCGCCACGAAGCGCTCGGCGTCCGGGTAAAGCTTCACCTCCCAGCCCAGCCGGTCGCGCGACAGCTCGTACTCGACGAACCGCGCGTAGTCCTCCACGCTCGGGAACAGCCACGGCTCGAACTCGAACTGGCGCTGCAGCTCCGGGCTCGGCACTTCGTAGGTGTGGTCGGGCTTCCCGCCCTTCCCGGTGACCCCGTGCACGAGCACGAAGTCGACGGCAGCACGGTGCACCGCGCCGCTGCAATCGGCGATCACGCCGTCCACGTCACACAGGATCACGTCACGCGTCATATCGAATCCCAGCCTTTCGTAGCCGTGCCTTCCAGCGCTCGATCTCTTCCCGGTCCTCGTCCACCGGATACCGCTCAGGTGCGGGCGTCGGTGCCGTGATGCGGTCCCACGCGGCGCGCAACCGCTGCAACAACGTCACGACCCTTCTCCCAGCTTGCGCAGCTCGGCGGCAAGCTCCTCGTCTGTCAGGTTCTCGGTGTCAGGGGTCAGTCCCTTCTCCACGGTCTGTGTGGCGGACAGCGACGACAGCAGCGCCTGAAGCTTCTTAGCATCGCCCAGCGACATCGGCAAGCCGCCGCCCTGGGCTGTCTTCATGGTGCGCAGCTCGCGCGCGATGATGTCGCGCGCGTCCGCGATCACGCCGTGCAGTGCCGGCATCACGTCCGACGGCTGGGTCGCCGGCTGCTGCGACGTGCGCAGCGCCTTCGCCGCGGCGCGAATGCGCGCCAGCTCCGTGTTAGACTTCTTCGTCACAGGTCCTCCTCCTCGTCCTCCTGGGCCGCGTCGGCGTGCAGCCCGCACGCGAGCGCCTCTGCGCGAAACGCGCTCAGGAATGCCGTGACCGTCTTTGCGTTGGTGGTCGGGAAGAGACGGGCGATCTCCGCCCCGCGCCACCCGTTCACGTAGAGCAGCGCCCAGGTGCGCTGCCGTAAGCTGGCGAAGCGCGCGACGTGGAAGTGACGGCCCAGCACCACGAACAGGTCTTCGCCGCCGGTGGTCTTCCCTTGGGTCGCGATCGCGCGGCCGCGGCCAACGTGATCGACCAGGTAGGTCGCCTCCAGGTCGCCGTTCTCCTGGAGCTTCCACTGCTCGATGTCGCGGAAGCCGGTGGCGGCCAGCTTGGCGTACCACTCGCGCTGCAGCGTGCGGAAGTCCTCGGACTTGTGGACTGGCTGAACGTGCTTCACAGCCACTCTCCCGGGCACTCGACGGTGACGTAGTCCAGCAGGCAGATCGCTTCGGCCAGGTCGTCCTTGACGGCGACGCCGTAGCGGCGCGCGACGCAGTCCACCGCGGCGCGCTTCAGATCGTCGCGGCCCTTCGGCAGCGGTTCGCCCAGGTTCCACTTGCGGAACGTGCGGGGCGCGACCCACACCGCGTCAGCGGGGCCCGCGACACCCAGGTCTTGCAGCAGCCCGCGCACGCGGCCGATGCCCGACCCAATGCTCAGCACCGTGGTCATGGAGCGGTAGCCGCTGCGCTCGTACGCGAGCAGCACCTTCCCGCCCCCCATCACGTTGCGCGCCAACCACAGCGTCAGCTCGTCGCTGAAGCGCGTGTCGAACAGCGGGCCCTGATACTGGAAGTCGGGCGAGCGCAGGTTCTCGAGCACTGGCTCGTCCGGCAGCGTCGCGGTGACGCGTGCGGCGCAGCCGGCGTCGGCGACGCCCGCCGGGTCCAGCGCCACGATCGCGGCGTAGGTCCGATTTGAGGGGGCGTACTTGTCTTGTGTGTAGGGAATTGGCTTACCCTGCTTTCTTCTGTGACCAGTTCCAGGTTTTACCGTGAACGACCTGGTTCACGGTTCGATAGTCGACGCCGAACGCCGCCGCAAGTTCGCGCTGTGTCCAGCCTCCTATTTTGTACCACGCCACAACGTCAGCCGCAACTTCTTTCGTGAGTTTCGCGTTGGTCTGGCGCCCGCGCGCAGCGCGGTCGCGCATGTTGTCGCTGTGGCTCCCCAGATACAGGTGCGCCGGATTGCAGCAGTTGCGTATGTCGCAGCGGTGCAGCACGTCGAGCCCGCCGCGGGGACCGACCCACACGACGTATGCAACGACGTGCGTGCGACGGTACTTGCCGCCCCCGACGCTGATCCGCCCATACCCTGACTGGTCCACCGCCCCGACCCACAGCCAGCACGCATCCGGAGCGCCGACGATCATCCGCCGTCGGAGCCTTGCCGCCACTGTGTGGGATTGAAACTCAGTAGTCATGGAGTACCTCGTCCAGCCAGCCGCTGTCTGGGTCCCGGCGGAATAGCTTGCGCGCGCCCGCGGGGCCGTGCTTGTGCTTGGCGTTGAATATCTCCAGCGTGCCGTCCTGCCACGGGTAGAGCAGCAGCACCGCGTCCGCCGTACCCTCGATGCTCTTACTGTCGCCCAGGTCCGACATGCGCGGCTTGGGCGGCGGCGCATCATCCTCCTCCTGCTGCCCGCGCTTCTTCGCGGAGCGCTGGGGCCGCTGCAAGTGTGCGTTCAGGATGAACACCGCGCCCTCGTCGCGGCCGAGCGCGCGCAGCCCGCCGACGATCTGACTGATCTCGTGCGTGCGCTGCTGCTGCCCCTGGGAGCCCAGACTCAGCAGCTGGATGTAATCGACCAGCACCACGAACGGTGCGTCATCATCCGCATGTTCGAGGCGGAACTCGCGCACCGCGTCCTCGACCGCCGGCAGCGTCGCGGCGCGCGGGTCGGTGATCAGCGTGATCTGCTCCTGCTGCTCGGGGTCGATGATGGCGCCGCGCTTCGCCACCTCGCGCTCACTGTCTTCGAAGCTCAGGTAAAGTGACTTCGCTGGCAGGTACGCCAGCTCTCGCAGCCCGAACATGGACTTGCCGGTGCCGGGCCAGCCGCCCACCACGATCAGCGAGCCCACCTCGCTGCAGCCCCCCAGCGCCGGGTCGCCCGCGGCGCGCTGCATGAACGGTGTGCCCCAGCGAACAGTCGAGAGCGCGCGAGCTGCGGGGTCTTTCAGCCACGCGACGTAATCAGTCCGTGCCTTCGCCAGCGTCTTCATGTTGTCTGCCCCTCCAGAGTTGCACGCGGCGCGCAACGACGCCCGGCAAGGATCGCGTCGTTCACGTTGTCCGCCTGCGTTCCGGCCTTCAAGTGTGCAGGATTGCAACACCTACGGCACGTCGTGTCTCCGGGACGATACCGACTCTCGCACATGTGGCGCACGAGTAGACCGTCCGGCACGAGCCCGTGCTCGAACGCATACGCGAGTCTGTGTGCGTACTCCTTGAAGTCTGTGGTTATGAACAGCCCATAGCCGTTCACATGGCACGGACCCTCCCACAACCAGCAAGCGTCCGGCGCGGCGATGTCGACACGCCTCCAAAACACTGACGGTTCCATGCCCCATTCTAACCACGTATCTGTGCGCCGGGCAAGTCGAATCTACAAAAAGTAGGGGCGGCTTGCGCACGGGGCGATTTTATGGTAAAATGAAAGCGTCACGATGCAGCACGAAGCTACGTCGTAGTATCTGCGAGGAGCGACCGGCCCCGCCCGGCTCGCGTTCTTCGGAGCAGTGTTGCAAGTGGTAATGATACCACACCCACGATCGGAGGAAACAATGCACCACGAACAGTATCCCGAAGACGCGCCGCCAGCAGGGGATTCCCTGGTGGAAGCGCGTGTCTGGGTCGACACGCGCCCCCGCAACAGCTACGATTGGACATGGCTGGTCGGCGTCTTCCTGACGCTCACCACGCTAGTGATCGCAGCAGTACGGAGTTGCCAATGAAAGAGATCGAAGATCGGGCAGAGCACAACATCCGCGAACAGCGGCGCTTCCTGTATGACGCGCGGGAAGATGGGCTCAAGGTCACGCTGTACGTGAGCACCCTCGACGGCGGCACACTCGGGTCGACCGAAGGGCTGACCTGGGGCGTGATGCAAATCGACCCGTTGCGCTGCCGCTTCCGCGGCCCGGCGTCTCTGTACCTGCCCGACATGGACGCGGCGCTGCGGCTCGATCGCGTCTTCGCCATGCAGTGCGACGCGCCGGAGGGCCGGCGCACGTTGGTGGTGCTCGACACTCCGGCGCAGCAAACGAGCGCGGCGGAGATGTTCAACAACCCTGGCGTGCGCGAGCTGGTGGGCATCACCGGCCCGACCTACCAGGTACATGAGGCGCACCGCGCTTCTCTTCCCGCGATCCGACGCCGCGGCTTCCGCGTCCTGCCCGGGGGTGCGTCATGACACCGACCGAGTTGATGCACTGGGCCGGCGCTGGTTTCTTCTGCGCACTGGCCACGGCCGCGTGGGTTGGGCTTGTGTTCGGCACGGTCGCGCTGGTACGCCAGATGCGGAGGGGGCCATGAGCAGCACCATCACGCTCGCCGCGTACAGCGTGCGAGCGGTGTTCGAATGTGAAGAGGCGGGCGGGAAGATGGAGGGGCTGACCACTCTCTACGACTCGCGCGCGGAGATGTGGGAAAGCGGAGACGTGCACCTCGTCCCCGACGGCTGGAAGGCGGCGCCGGCCCACCTGTTTCAGCTCACAGCAGACCAGTTCCAGCTCGTGAAGCTCGCGATGGGACCCAACTACACAATGACACGAAAGGGCACATATCATGTCCTCGCCTGACAGGTTCGCAGATCTGAAGCGCTTCGAAGGGGTCGTGCCGCACCTCTACAAGGATACCAAGGGGGTCATCACCGCGGGCGTCGGCTTCGCGCTGCGCTCGGTGCGCGAGGCGCAGCTGCTGAGCTGGGATCTGCCCGGCCAGGTGCGGCTCGACTGGA